TTTAAGAGGGATCAATCAAGACCCGATAGTATACCGATGGGGGGATGGATGAGTGCCTGAAGTATCTAACAAGAAGTTCAGCCAGGAAAAGAAAGAAGAGATCATCAAGAACTTTATGGATGATTTCGATTTGTCATTTACTGCTGAGAGTCGCAACCGTATCGATATGGTTGATGACCTGAGATTTGCCGCATTAGATCAATGGCCAACAGACGTTAAGCTAGAGCGCAAAGATAGGCCAATGCTTACCCTAGACCATATAGGGCAGTCAATCCGTAAGGTAATTGGCGGCATTAGGCAGAACATGCCATCTATCAAAGTAGACCCTATTGATGACGGTGCAGACAAGAATACAGCAGACGTGTTGGAGGATCTTACCCGACAAATTGAACAAACTTCTAATGCACGAAATGCTTATATAAAGGGTGCTACATTCCAGGTAAAGATGGGCTATGGTGTTTGGAGAGTCAACACCAAGATTAATCAGGATGATATATTTGATCAAGACATTACTATTCTGCCGGTTAAAAACCCCTTTACTTATTACTTCGATCCCGACGCCATAAAGCCACAGAAAGAGGACGGTCGTTTTATGATCGTTTCTGAGACTTTATCTAGGAAGAAGTTTGAGGCTAAATTCCCCAATGTCGATATTCCGGTATCGATACCTAATCAAGGCCTAGGTGAAACTCAGACGCGGTGGTATGACTCCGATTCTATTAGGATTGGCGAGTACTTCATTAAGCGCAAGAAAAAGAATAGAGTTACCCAGCTATCTAACGGCGTTGTAGTTAATTCTGAAGATGTCACAGATGAAGACATTGCTTTATATGAGCAACAAGGCATAACCCCAGCTAAGGAAAAGGAAATAGAGACGACAGTTATCGACTGGTACAAGCTGACTGCCTTTGAAATCCTAGAACACATAGAATGGCCGTCTAAGTTCTTCCCAGGAATACCCGTTTATGGCGAAGAGGAGAATATCGAGGGAGAGACCTGGTATCGAGGCATTGTAAGGGCCGCTAAGGACCCACAGCGCATGTATAACTACTGGAATAGTGCAGCCGCTGAGACAATAGCATTGCAGCCTAAAGCGCCTTTTATCGTCACCACGAATCAAGTTAAGAATAACAAAGAATGGTGGAATAGAGCCAATACGGCCAACTTGCCCTATTTGCCTTATGAGCCAGACGGAAAAGCTCCACCTCCTCAAAGACAAGCACCACCTGCAATGCAAGCCGGTTTATTGCAGCAAGCCGCTATTAGTGCTCAAGATATTCAACAGGCTACCGGGGTTTTTGAAGCATCTACCGGGGCATTGCCTGAGCAACGAAGCGGTAGGGCCGTAATAGCTCTACAGCAAGAAGCCGACTTAGGCACGTCTTTGTTCATGGATAACTTAGCAGTAGCTATACAGCATACCGGTAAAGTGATTTTAGACTTAATACCTAAATATTATGATACTGAAAGAGTCATTAGGATTCGCGGTGAAGACGATGCGGTAAGGTTTGTAGAGATAAACAAAGCCATTCTTACCCCGGACGGAAGGCAGATACAGAACGACTTAACGCGCGGCAAGTATGATGTTCGTGTGGGCATTGGTCCAAGCTTTAGAACAAGGCGTATGGAAGCAGCGAGTTCCATGGTTGAGCTTGCCCGTGTATTCCCGCAGATATTGCAAGTGGCTGGCGACTTGGTTGCGAAGAATTTGGATTGGCCGGGCGCTGATGAATTAGCAGAGCGATTAAGGAAGCTTATACCGCCTGGTATTATTGAGGAAGACGAAGAGGACGTAGATCCACAGCAAAAAGCTTTGCAGCAGCAACAAGCCCAGCAGCAGCAGCAAGCCGTAGAGTTGGAATTTAAGGAGAAACAGGTTAAAATAGAAGGCGAGATAGCCTCGACTGCTAAAGACAAGGCAACTGCTATTAAGACAATGACAGATGCACAGCAGAATGAAGTTGAAACAGCTATTAAAACGGCTGAATTAGCGCAACAGCAGCAGAATTCGGAGCTATTAAATCAGGCCTTATCGGATATTACAAGGTTGATAAGGAATGATAGTCAACAACCTTTAGCACCACAACCTACCGTTGGGTTAGCAGCGGGTTAATTCGTGAGGACGTTACCTAAATGTTATTTAAAATTGAAATTGAAGCGCACAAAAAGGCAAGTTTGCAGATTTTCAAGAACTGGTTTTATGACGATGATTTTGGAAGAATGGCAAAATTAATATTTATTGACGTTGGATTCCTTAGATTTATCTTGAGGTATCCATCAGAGAATGATTTTAAGAACCTTACTAGCCAGGTTGACTAGGTTAAATTCGCGGGAGCGTATCCAATGAGTGAAGAACAAACAGGCGATAACACGCCAGATGAAACTGTAGCCCCATCAACTACAACGGAAGCAGAGGTTAAAACCGAAGCAACCGAAAAACCTGAAGAGGCGAAGAAGCCTAATAAGGTTCAAGAAAGAATAAATCAACTCACACGCGAGAAGTACGAAGCACGGCAGAAGAACACGGAATTGGAGGAAAGGTTAAAAGCCTTAGAATCTAAGACTGTTGAAACTAAAGAACCTGATCTAGTCGCGCCGAATGAAGATAGTTTTGATGATGATTCAGACTATCAGAAAGCTCAATCTGATTACATTGCAGAGAAAGCGGCGGCATCGGCTTATAGCAGGATTAAGGCAGAGAACGATAGCAGGGATGTAGTAAGTAAGCAGCAAGATAGAGAGAAACAGCTATCTGTTAAGCAGAAAGCTTTCAATCAAAATCTTGAGTCTAAAAGGTCTAATTTTGAAGACTTTGAAGGCGTAGCTTATGGCCATCAATTTATGGATGTTGAATTAGCAGAGCAGCTATTCGATATGGATAAAGGCCCTGAGGTTGCTTATCACCTAGGTTCACACCTGGACGCTGCCGAACGTATCTTTAGTTTACCGCCTGTGCAAAGAGCGAGAGAGTTGACTAGATTGGAGTTTGGTATGGATTCCGTAACAGGAAAGAAAGTATCAGATGCTCCAGACCCAATAACCCCTCTGGGCAGTTCGGAGTCGGTAAAAGGCGATCCCGATAAAATGTCAGCTGATGAATGGCGAACCTGGAGGAATAAGCAAGTACACGGCACAGGCTAATTATTGACGGGAGTTGATAGTTTGTTTATGCCTTAATATGGATTAAATATCATGGCTAATGCACTATTAACCCCGACGGCGGTGACCAGGGAAGCTTTACGCATCCTTCACCAAAAACTTAACTTTATCGGTAATATTGATCGACAATACGACTCAAACTTTGCAGTAGAAGGCGCAAAGATCGGAGATACTCTAAAAATAAGATTGCCTAACGAATACACAGTTCGTACTGGTAAAACCATCGCAGTACAGGATACCACCGAAACATCTGTAGATTTGACTGTAGCAACCCAGAAGGGTGTTGACGTTGAATTCTCCAGTAAAGATCTTACCCTTGATCTTGATGATTTCGGCAAACGTATCCTAGAACCAATGATGACCGTTCTTGCTGCTAACATCGAAAGTGATGCTCTTAGCATGTTCCAAGACGTCTACAACCAGGAAAACAATGTAGGATCTTCTGCTGCCTTCATAAATATTATGAACGGTCGTAAGATTCTTGTTGATAACTTGGCGGGTGCCACCAACCTCAAATCAAACTTAGATACTCAAACCAATGTTGACATGGTTGATGTTCTAAAAGGACTATTCCAAGACTCATCTAGCATCTCCAAGCAATATTTAGAAGGAATGTTGGGTCGTACGGCAGGTTTTGATTTCTTTGAAAATACTTTGATGCCTCGTCACACCACCGGCTCAGACGACGGTACTGGTGACTATTTGGCGGATAGCGCGACAACTCAAACAGGGTCTACTCTAGTTATCGATACCGGTACAGGTACTTTGTTGAAGGGTGATATTTTCACAGTCGGGACATCAGTAACTAACGCTGATGCAGTTCTCAGAGTTCATCCTGAAACCAAAGTAAGTACCGGTAAATTCCAGCAATTTGTCGTTACTGCATCAACTGGAGCATCCGCTACATCAATGAGCATAAGCCCAGCGATTGTAGCTACTGGTGCTCGCCAGAACGTAAATCAGGGAGCAGTGAATAATGCGCCTCTTAATAAGGTTGGAGGCGCTTCGGCAGCTCACGATATCTCACTTGGTTATGCTAAAGACGCCTTTACTTTCGTAACGGCTGACTTGCG